AGGTCGCGGCAAGTCGTTGTTGAGTAATAAAGTCATTAGCGATCTTGTAGGGGGTTTTGCTGATGCGTCTGACTACTTGTCTGGTCAGACCAAGTTCAACAAGGACTTAGGTAAGGTAGCGTCTTGGGTCATTGACGATACTACCTCAGCAGCTAGCTTTCAGGATCAGAGACGCGCCACCGAACTACTCAAGAGAGCGGTAGCTAATCCGCGAGTCGAGTATATGGCGAAATACGCTGACGCTTTGTCGATTCCTTGGACGGGCCGAGTCACGATGTCATTGAACATGGACGCGAACTCTTTGTCAGTCATCCCTTCGCTCGATACCAGCAACCGTGATAAGCTCATGGCCCTGCTCATCAGCGAGAAGTCTACCAAGAAGTTCCCGCCAAACGCAGAGGTAGAGGCTATCCTCCGAGACGAGCTTCCGTTCTTCGGTCGGTTCCTGTTGGATTGGCAAATGCCGGAAGGTATACGTGATGTCGGTCGATTCGGTGTAGCCTCCTACATCGACCCTACCATTGCGGATGCAGCCTACGACAACAGTAGCCGTAGTTCGATTGCCGAACTGGTTGAGTTCTTCTCCAAGCGGTGCCGTGAAGTCTATCCTGAAATGGAGATGTGGAGCGGAACACTGACTGAGTTTCAGGTTATGATTCACGACCTTAACAACGGTCGTGATGTTGGGTCATCACGTAATCTGGAGTTCTGCCGACGTGGCATGGTCACGCTGGAGGAAGCGAGTCGGGTCAATAAGAAGATCCGCCCGATCACCTCAGAAGGCCAAGGCGGTGGTAAGTTATGGAGCATTGACCTCGGCGAGAAATACGATATAGGTTACAGACCGGATGACCAACCAAGATCTGAAGATCAGGAGACAGGAACTCTGCGGTGAGTTCTGGATAGCTCTCCACGAAGCTATTGAGAGCATTGGGGGTGATCCGTCCATTATAGACATATACATGGACGCACCCCTGTGCGAATTCGTAGAGCTAGTTGCTCCTAACGGGATAAGGCCGGTCTTCGATAAGACTGGTCATATCCATTACTTCAAGCCGCAGAAACCGGATGAAGAGCTACCGCCTGACAACGAACGGTTGAAATGAATCTGGCCGACGGGTCTTCTTAATCTCGATGTTGTATCCATCAGCCTTGAACCGGAATCCGTCAGCATCTACGTCGCCCTTCTTCGCGAATCTATTCTTGTGGATGATGGTCTTCTTGGGACACCAACCGCAGAGCCAAACCTTTTGCAGGTTCTCGTGGACGCGCATGAAGAAGTAAACGTCAGCCTGAAACTTGCTGAACTTTGTTTCGACGACCGAAGCATTATAATTCAACATCGGTCTCGATGTGCAACGCTTCGCTTTGACGTCAACCGTCAGACCGTCGAGTTCGTAGTCGTGAGTAAATGAATTACCGCCGACATAATCAAACTGAGGGTAAGTTTTCTCGAATGCGACCTCACCTAAGAAGCCCGTCATGTTACCTCTACCTTTAGTAAATGAGGTAGTAAGACGCCCGAGTTTTTCAGATCTTCGGTATGCTTCGGCAACGTCTTCCGGCGTTGGTTTGTAAAGTATGAATCGACTCATGATTTGCGCTTACGCGCTGATTTTAGAAGACGCTTCTTAGACCGATACTTAGCGGTCTTCTCTGCAATCTTCTTTGGCTGCTTGACGAATTGTTTGCCAGCACGCATGCCTTTGCGCTTCTTGCGGCTGGTGCGCGCGTATTCTTCGTCAGTCAAAGCTTCACGCGCAGCCTTCGGCAAATACCGCTCGCCTGTCTTCAAAGACGGCTTACCGGACTTGGTCCCCCACTTCTCGCGGGTCCAGTTGTCGAGTGATTTCTGTGAAGCTTTCTTAGGCATTAGTAACCTGATTTTTTGCGGATGATCTTATTCACCCGCTTCTTTGTTGTTGGCTTCGTGTGTCCGTAGCCTTTCTTCTTCATGGCAAGGTGCTGCTCGTAGGTATTAGCCTTGTAGCCTTTGCCGCTCTTGTCATACATCATGTGTGGTTTGAAGTCTTTCATTAGTCTCTGTAGCCTCCTCCGTTTTCCTTGTATCGCACTGCGAGTAGTTGTGCTTTTCGTGCTGACCATTGGCCAGCTTTACCGCCTTTAGTTCCGGCTTTAATTGAGTTAAATAAACGCTTACGGAGCGAAGGCTTCGTGTAGTTGCCTGCCTCGTTTACTCGTGACTTTGCTTTCTTTTTCATTCTGCCATCCTCTGTTCTACCCGCTCTGCGAACGATGCTTTCTTCTTTGCCTCCTCTTTCAGAAGGTTAGCGAGACCCTCCATTCTAGCGGCGACGCCAGAACCGGATTCTTTAGCCTCCCTGTATTCTTCGTTATCAAGAAACTCTTTAGCAGCTTCAGCGAACTTACCTTCCCGAATGTTCTTAAGCGTTTTCGGAGAGCCAGATAGACCGCCACGATACACAGACGATAGCGCAGCGTCTTGAAGCTCTGGAGAAAGGTCGAAGAACTTATCACCCAACATACCTTCTTTGGTTGCCAGTTCAGCCTTCTCGCTGATTGACTGCATCATCATGTCTCTGGCCGCCTCTTTACTAATAGACTTTCCAGAAAGATCGGCTTCTTTAGCAATGCCGCTTCTCCCCATCGTGATCTTTCCGGTATAGTAGGGTGACTTCATGTAAGACTCGTCACTACCGTCACCGATAAGTTTTCCGTATCCGATTGTCCACAGACCTTTAGAGTCTCTGTAAGGCTTCTCAACGAAACCTTCTTTCACCATCAGCTTTTCAGCGACTTTATCGAAGCTGTAGGGTCTCTTGTTGGGGCGGACTAATGTTAGGTTTGGCATTATTTTAAGCGTTTAAGGATTCGTTCGTAGGCCGGAAAGAAGACTTCATCAATGCAACGAACACACGCTTCTTCCTCGAAGTTCTCGCAGAAAGATATTCCGGCGATGTGGAAGGAGGCATGCAGCATTTCATGTCTGAGTGTGGGCAGTATTTCTTTTTCCGGTAGGTTTATGTTTAGGTAAATAGTCCGTCTGTCGTGAACGTATTGTCCGTAAGAATCATCAAGTTCAGTCGTTTTAATTTTGATTCGCTGACCAGCGATCATGACTGACTTTAGTGCTTTCACTTCTTCGATCTGTTCGCGCTCTTGCTTAGGACTCGTAGGTTTTTTCTGGAGTTGTTCTTCGGGTTACCGTCCTTGTGGTCGATGTCTTTGCCATCGATGGCTTTCTTACCTAAGATCTTCCGCATGCGGCGACGCGCACCATTCCGACTAGCCCGATTCTTTTTCTGCTCCGGCTTCTTGTGGTATTCGTCGTATTCTTTGCGGTAGTTTCTCATTATTTAAAGTAATTGAAGATTCCAGTCGCGTAGATATCCGCGACAACTGCGGGTTTCTGACCGAGCAATACCCACTCTTTCGGGCTGCTGCCGAAGAATGGTTCGCAGATAACAGCGGGTGGTTTTACCATTGTCACAAAATGTCCGCCACGATCCTTACGCTCAATCGGTTTCGCCCCGCGATCTTTCTGAGCAACGGACTTAGATTGGTGCGCCTTATGGATGCAAAGGGCCAGTCTCTTACCTTCCGCGCTGTGTGCGTAGTAAAGGTATTCGTAGCCTTCCGCCGAAGACGATGAGAAACTGTTAAAGTGTAGCTCGATGGCTACGTCTGCGTTGATTTTGTCAACCTCTTTGGACAACCAGCTCATCGCGCCGCTGTAGGACTCACATGGATAGTCGTCGATAATGGCGGAAGCAATGCCGCGTTGCTTGAGCTGTTTCGCAAGTAGAGTAGCGACCTCTGAGTTGTAGATCCACTCGCTGATCCCACCAACGGACCGTGCGCCTTTGTCACCGATACGGCTGTGTCCAATGCAGATAGCGACCTTCCTGATCTTCTTCGGTTTACGTTTTGCGACCTTTCGCGATGCTTTGAAGGTAGCGATTAGCTCAAGTATCTTATCTAGTAATCTACTCATTTCCCTATGATGATTGCGCGACGGTAGCTGTAGTCACTGTGGAATTTCTGGCCTCTGCCTTCCAACTGGCCTTCCTTAAAATGGTAGACCTGCCCGTCAACCAGAGTTATTGTCGGAGGATCGTAGAGCGAGCTTCTGTTCAAATCGGAGTCGTTTTGAAAGACGTTCGATCCGCAGCTTGGCAGTAGGAGAACCGTCAGCAGCGAGATCGTCGATTTGGTCTTCCATTTCATAAATGTAGCGTCTTCTTTTCCAGTTAAGCATAGCAACGTATGCTTTGATCAGCTCGGTGAGCAGCTTGATCATTTCTTTATAGGTCGTCTGTAGTAATAGCCGTCTTCGCCTTTATAAATCTCAGAAAAATCTTTTTCACCAGCCAGCGTCTTATCTATAGTTTTATGTTTCATCCCCTTTAAGAGCATACCCGTGTCAGGATCAAAACTAGCTTGGTGTTTAAACCAGTCTTTTTCTTCGGGATGCCATACCCACGCTTCGTGTGCGTAGCCGTCTTTTTCCGGTTGTGCTACCGTGATCTCTTTTGTGGGGTCGTCAGGTATTGGTGGTTTAGGTATAATTAGAGGATACTTCTTTTTAAGTAACATCCCGATGACCTCGTTATACTTATCCGATTCAGGATTAAAGCCAGCTCCAAGTCTCGTCTCTACGCTTTCTGGAAATGAGTCGGGCATACCTAATCACTTCTTCGCGTTAAACACGTTGAGAGCGAGCCAGTCGATCACCTTATAAGCCTTGCCGATAATGGTATCATC